GATGTCCTCAGAGGAAAGAGCGTTCAATTGACTATCGCAACCGAACGTTTTTGCCTCCGAGCCAGCTGACGCACAATTGATTGCATCGAATTCTTTTGCAGCTGTTCGTTCTTCTATAAGATCGGATTTCTTGATGCCAAAATAGTTCGCCATCATTTCTATTTTATCTATTCGCGGGTATTTTTTTCCGTTATACCAATCGCTGAAAGTAGAATACACAAAACCCAAATCAGAGCACATTTGACGACGTGTAATTTGCCGCTCATCCATAATGTTTCGGAGATTCTTTGAGAAAATTTGCTTGTTTCCTAAATCGCTCATATCGAATCCCTCCTGACATGCAATAGATTTCGTTGGTAAGATTATACGCTACAGGCGTAAAAAAATCAACATCATTCTAAAAAAATTACGCAAAAAGTGTTGACATAACGCTTTAAGCGTGTTAATATAGCTTCAGACGGGAGGTGAGATGCTTGGAAAGGTTAAAAATGACGCTTAAAGCGGCTCGCGTAAATGCGAGCCTTTCACAGGAAGAAGCGTCTGAAAAAATTGGTGTGACAAGACACACTTTAGGAAACTGGGAATGCGGAAAAACGTATCCGAACGCACTTCATATCAAAAGGATTGAAGAAGTTTACGGCGTCCCGTATGACAGAATTATTTTTTTGTTTAGAAATGACGCTTAAAGCGTTATTTCGGAAAACAGAAAGGATGAACATGGACAAAAAAGAAGTTGTTAATGCGATTGCGTGTGCACAAGCAATAAAAGAAGTTTGCCTGAAACGCGACTTAGGGTGCAGAACTTTGTCGTCAAATTGCGCAGGATGCGTCTTTGAAGAAGATCAATCCAATGGTATTTGCGTTCTCCGTGGTCTGCCATGGGGATGGGAATTGCACTTGTGCAGCACCCCTCCGACAATAAAAACGCGGAAAATGGTTCTTCTGGAGCATTTTCCAAACTCCGAGCTCTCTGAATCAGGCGCACCGAAGATTTGCGTGAACGACTTGTTCTGCGGGCTGGTATCCGAATGTGCCGAAGATTGCGCAAGGTGCTGGGACGCACCAGCGCCAGAAGAATATCAAGAGGAGAAAATGGGGTGAAAGCAGTGAAACGTAGAGCCTTGGCTGAGGACATCGCGAGCACATTTAACAGCCGCTTGGTGTCAGTCGCGCAGCTGGTGCGCTATACCGGACAGAGCCGGTCAAGTATTGAGCGTGGCATCTGCGCCAACTGCAAGCCGTTTTGCGTAAACAAGAGGAGGCTGTACCACGTCAGCGACGTGGCGGCGGCAATGGACGAAGGAGGAAAGTGATGAAGAAAATCATTGACGAAAAGGGAAACGTAGTTGCCGAAGTTTTGGGTATTGCGGAAACGAATCCGCACTACGATGAGCGCTTGAGCGCGAACGGCGGCGGCTACTCTCAGCCGACAACGGTTATGCGCTGGGAAGATTGGGACGTGTCTATCGAGGATACGTCGTGCGGCGATTTCGGCACGCGAATCTTTGCAGTTGCAAAGCAGTCTAGCTCTGATAGAAAGCTGACGGCGTATTGGGGCAGCATGGAGCCGGAGCACCTGTGCCACTCTGATTTCACGGAGGCAGACGCAAGGATGCTCGCCGACATCCATGCTCTCACGGGATATAACATCCCAACGAAAGAGCAGTTTGAGGGTGAGCTGTGAAACACACAGACATACTTGCCGTAGCACTTGCCACGGCAATCACACTGGGAATTTATTATGCAATCTGCATGGCATCAATCGCCGTGCTGGTGAGATTAGGAGGTATTTTATGATTACGTTTATTTCGGGCATGGCAGCGGGCGCCGCAGCCCTGACGGGGCTTTTCAAGATTTGTTTCGTCCGCTGGGAGCGGATGGAGCGCAACAAGCGCCGCCGTGCAAAGCGTGCAGCACAGAACAAGAAGCCGCGCGGCTTCTGCGGCGACATCCGCCGCGACAACAGCTGGATGCAGGAAACCACGCGGTTGTGATGAGACAACAGCGAGGTACCGTTCTGCGTCGGCAGATGCGCAGACAGATGGAAAAGACGGCGGGCGTAGCAAAGTGCAGTCCAAACTGGCACATTCAAGCCGAGCAAGCCCGTCGAGACGGCGTGCGCCCTGACCTGATCGCGGCGCACGAGAGATGGCTGAAAAAGAAAAGCGCCCAGCGCGGAAAAGACCGCAGCTGAGCGCAAAACAAAAAACATTACACGCTGATTGTAGCCGAAAGAAGGAAGGAAGTCAAATGATTTTTTACAGCGATAATCCGGAGCGCGATTTTGAGCGCTGGGACGCATGGTGCCAGCAGGAGAACCAGAGGATCAGAGAGGAGCGAGAAGCAGATGAATAAAGCGGACAAGATCATCGCAGCGGCGAAGCTGCTGAATGACTCGTGCGTGTTTGGCTACCACGAGTGCTACGACGTATACAAACCCGACATTCGGATGCGCATCATGTTGATGCGCCCTGACGCGCTGAAAGGCGTAGACGGCGTGAGAATGTCCGCTGACGGCGAAAAGCTGATCTATCAGCACGACGGCGGAGAAATCACCTGCTTCTTGAACACCGTAGAGGCGGTGCGATGGAGAGAAGAGCATCCGAAGGAGGCAATCGAATGATACATAGAGCACCTACCGCAGATATGACACGGGAGGAATGGCTGGAAGCGCGAAAGCATAGCGTCGGCGGCTCTGAAATCGGCGCAATTTTGGGCTTAAATCAATACCAGACCGCCCTTACCGTCTGGTCAAACAAAACCGGACGGCTGCCGGACGCAGAGGACAACGAGGCGATGCGACAGGGCAGAGACCTTGAAGCATACGTCGCGGAACGCTTCTGTGAGCTGACAGGCAAGCACGTCAAGCGGAACAACTTCATCATGACAAATGATGATTATCCGCACCTGCACGCGAACGTTGACCGCTTGGTAATCGGAGAGCACGCCGGACTGGAGTGCAAAACCGCAAGCGCATACAACGAGGACAAGTTTCAGAGTGACGAGTTCCCCGACAGCTACTATGCGCAGTGTGTCAGCTACATGGCAGTAACCGGACTGCCGATTTGGTATCTCGCCGTGCTCGTGATGGGCAGAGCGTTCAAGGTATACGCCCTTGTGCGTGCTCCGAGCGAGTTCAAATTCAAGAAACCGGAATGGTGCGAGAGCATCACGAAGGTTAATGAGGAAGAATTTGAGGCAATCCGCGAGACCGTACAAACATTCTGGCGGCACGTAGAGACCGACACGCCGCCCGCACCGGACGGCAGCACGACAGACAAAGAAGCTCTCGGCAAGCTGTACAAGGACTGCGACGCGGACGCAGAGGTGATGCTGAGCAAAGACCTGCTGCGTGAATACGAGGAGGCAAAAGACCTCCTGAGCCGTGCAGAGGAACGCAAACGCGGCGTCGAAAATCAAATCAAAGCGCAGATGGGAGAATGCTGCACCGGATACACGGACGGCTGGAATGTCACGTGGAAGCCGCAGCAGCGCAACACGTTTGACCGAAAGGCATACGAAGCAGCCTGCGGAACGATTGACAAGAAGTACTTTAAGACCAGCAGCACCCGCGTGCTGCGTGTGAAGAAAATGGAGGATTGACCATGGCAATGGAAGGAAAAATCACAAAGAAGCAGCAGGCGGCTGCACCGGCAGAGAACCGAAAAAAGACGATGGCGGATTACATCAAGAGCATGTCCGGTGAAATCGCAAAGGCACTGCCGAAATCCATCACGCCGGAACGCTTTACCCGCATCACCTTATCTGCGCTGAGCAGCAATCCAGAGCTGCAGCAGTGCACGCCGAGCAGCTTCTTGGCGGCGATGATGACCGCGGCGCAGCTGGGCGTTGAGCCGAACACGCCATTAGGACAAGCGTACCTGATTCCGTACTTTAACGGCAGGAAGCAAGCGAAAGAGTGCCAATTTCAGATCGGATACAAAGGCTTGATTGACCTTGCATACCGTTCCGGCGAGGTGCAGAGCATTCAAGCGCACGAGGTGCACTTGAATGATGAGTTTTCGTATTCCTTCGGCTTGGAGCCGGAGCTGCATCACGTGCCCGCCATCCGCGACCGCGGCGAAGTGATTGCTTACTACGCCGTCTGGAAGGGCAAGGACGGCGGCTATGGCTTTGAGGTCATGAGCCGCGAGGACGTAGAGCAGCACGGACGGAAGTTCTCAAAGAGCTTCTCTTCGGGTCCGTGGAAGAGTGACTTCGACGAGATGGCGAAGAAAACCGTGCTGAAAAAGGCGCTGAAATATGCGCCGATGAAAACCGAGCTGACCTACGCCACCGTCTCAGACGAGACGGTGAAACACGGACTTTCCGAAAACATGTGGGAGGTTGAGAGCATTCCGGTAGACGATACGGAAGAGCCGGAGACTGACGAAGTGGTTTCCGAACTCGATCCGGATCAGGTGACAATCGTTGAGAGCTAAGTATCACAATCGCAAAATCACCCGCGACGGCGAGACCTTCGACAGTCGGAAAGAGTTCCGCAGATACGAGGAGTTGCAGCTGCTGCAGCAAGCCGGAGAAATTACAAATCTCCGGCGGCAGGTAAAATTTGTACTTATCCCGACACAGCGCGAGCCGAGCCAAATCGGCACGCGCGGCGGGGTGAAGAAGGGCAGGTTGCTGGAACGCGAATGCTCTTATATCGCTGATTTTGTATATATCCTCAACGGCAAAACCGTCGTTGAGGACACAAAAGGCATGCGCACGAAAGAGTATATAATAAAGCGCAAATTGATGCTTTATGTGCACAATATCCGCGTTCGCGAAGTATAGGCGGAGAAATGCTGCGAACGGCAAAGGCAGAGTGGAGCACGGCGTAGCGTTGCAAGGTAACGGAAATGCACAGATTCGCGTTGTTAAGGCAAAGCAAAGCTGAGAGCGGAAAAGGCAAGGCGAAGCTTAGATGAGCAAAGGCAAAGCAAAGCTGAGAGCGGAAAAGGCAAGGCGAAGCTTAGATGAGCAAAGGCAAAGCAAAGCTGAGAGCGGAAAAGGCGCTGCAAGGAAAAGCGTGGACAGGCGAAGGCGTGGCAAGGCGCTGCAAAGTGCAGCAATGGCAATGAGACGCCGAGAAAAGCCAAGAACCGCAATGGAAATGCACAGCAGTGCAAAGCTGTGGCGCAGAAATGAACCGAGCAGCTAAGGCAGAGCGAGGCTGGGAACAGCATCGCGACGAAATGCAAAAGGCGAAGAAATGAGTAGAGATGCAGCGGCAGTGCTAAGAGGAGCTACGGCAAAGCAAAGAGAAGATTTGCGGCGGCATAGCGGAGCCGTGAGAAGCAGCGGCATTGCCACGAACCGCATTGAAAAGCAACGGCAAAGCAAGGCTGACAGACGCAAAGTCTTGCTCAGACAACAAACAACAAACGACAAAATAGGAGGAAATCAAAATGGAAATCAAGGAAATGCATGTACGCTGGACATTTACAGAGGACGCGCTCGGCGGACTGCCCGAGAACCGCGACATCTATCGCGAATATATCGCGAGCAAGGCGCCGGACGCGGAGGGAGTTGCGGACGAAGTCGCAAATCTCGGCGTCGAGGGAGTTGCGGAGAAGGGAAAGACCGTGTTCCCCAAACTGCCGGACGGCACGCCTTTTATTTACGATTACCAGATTCGCGGATTTTTCAAGTCCGCAGCTGGTGCACTGCGCCGCGTGAAGGGCAGCAAGACGGAAAAGTTCAGCGCTTACAAACGCAAAATTGACCTGCTTGTGTTTGTCAAGCAGCGCCGCAACCCGATTGACCTGCACGGTATGTTGCTCGACGAGTGCACACGCCCGCTGCGCGCGTCTACACCGCAGGGTGAGCGCACATCTATCGCGTGCAGTGATAGTGTTCCGGCAGGCTCTACGGTAGATTTTGTCGTGCAGATGCTTGACGGGGGGTTAGAGCCTTATGTGCGCGAGTGGCTCGACTACGGCAAGTTCAACGGCTACGGACAATGGCGCAACTCCGGCAAGGGACGGTTCGTCTGGGATGAGCTGGACGCAGACGGAAACGTGATTGGAGGTAATAACAACAATGCTGAATAAAGCAATTTTGATGGGTCGCTTGACGCGCGATCCGGAACTCAAGTACACAAACAGCAATCTGCCGGTCATCCGCTTTTCTATCGCGGTTGACCGGAATAGAACCGGACAAAACGGAGAGCGACAGACGGATTTTATTGACATCGTTGCTTGGCGCAAGACCGCCGAATTTATTTCGCAGTGGTTCACCAAAGGGCAGATGATTGTCGTAGTGGGCAGCATCCAGTCCCGCCGCTGGCAGGACAAGAACGGCAACAACCGCACGTCGATTGAAGTTGTCGCGGATGAGGTGCAGTTCGGGGACAGCAAGAAAACCCGTGAGGGCGGCACGCAGCAGCGGCAGAACAACTATCAGCCGTATGCCGATCCGGCACCGGAACAGAGCTATAATGTGCCCGCCGCGAACGACTTTTCGGAAATTTCGGACGATGACGGGGAGGTGCCGTTCTGATGAGCGAAAGGCGACTGTACTGGCTCAAGCTCAAGGAAAGTTTTTTCACGGACAAGGCGATGAAAAAGCTGCGCCGCATGGCGGGCGGGGATACATACACTGTGATTTATCTCAAGATGTTGCTGCTCGGTTTGAAAAACAACGGTCGCATTTACTACGACGGCGTAGAAGATACGTTTCACGAGGAAATCGCGCTGGAGCTGGACGAAGAGCCGGAAAACGTACAATTCTGTATGCTGTATCTCGAAAAGTGCGGACTGCTTGAAAAAGTTTCGGAAACTGAGGCTTTTTTGACAGAAACGCCGTCTATGACGCTTTCTGAGTCTGCGTCTGCGGGCAGAATGAGAAAGCTTAGAGAGCGGAAAACGTCACAATGTGACGCGAGTGTGACGCAGGCGTTACGCGAGTGTGACAAAACCGTGACGCTAGAGAAAGATATAGAGAAAGATAATAAGAGAAAAGATACAGATATAGAAGCTTATATAGCTCCGAGCTGCTCCGCAGCTTGTGAGCCGAGCGCGCGTGCGCGCACTGTTGTTGATTATCAAGCAATCGTTGACGACTACAACACAACCTGCACCAAGCTGCCAGCCTGCAAGAAGCTGTCAGAGACGCGAAAGCGGGCGATCAAGGCACGGCTGAATACATACAGCGCGGAAGAGCTGCACAAGGTTTTCGTGGCTGCGCAGAACTCAGGCTGGCACACGGGCGAAAATGACCGGAACTGGCGGGCGGACTTCGATTGGCTGATGACAGACCGCAACGCGGCGAAAATGCTGGAGCGTTACGAACGGGACGGCGGCGGAACAAAGCTGGACGACTGGGAGCAGGACTGGCTGGCAGAATACAGAGCAATGACAAGAGGACAGGAACAGGAGGAACAGTATGAACAGAAAGCAGCGGCGGGCGAAGCGTAAGCAGCCGGTCAAGACAAATCACAACATGACGATCCAGCTGGCGAAAGCGCGAGACTTAAAAACTCTCGCGCATCGCGTGGAGAGCGACAGACAGGCACAGCGGTGCTTATGGCTCGCAGTCGTGAGCATGAATGACGCGTTCGGCATCGGCAAAGACCGTCTGAAAATTTGGGCTCAAAAGCTCAAGGAAAATACAGCGGAATATGCAAGAATGAGCCGTGAAGTCGATGCAGATTATGCGAACGAGAAGTTGAGACAGCGCGTTTCGCAGGTGTACGGCGAAGAAGTATCGTGCCTGTACGAGGACGAATTGAGAGGTGGAAAATGACAACGGCGGAAACTATTAAGCGGCTGGAATGGCTGCGAAACTACTTAACTGCTGAGGACTGTGTCGCGCACGCAAACGACATCGCGGCACTGGACAAGGTAATCAATGCGGCACACGGCGGCAAGCTGTACACGGCGTTTGACGTCATCCGGATCGTGCAGGCGGCTGTCAGTGACGCCGTGTGCGGCATGAGTAGAGAGGAGTCGACTGTGACCGCGTATGAGATCGAGCGCGATATTGTCTCGAGGCTGGTAGGAGGGGACTCGAGTGAGCGCGAAAGCCGCGGGCTGGCGACTGGACGGCGGCGGAACGTGGAACTGCAAATCACGACCGCGAGCAACAACAGCTTCGACGTGCCGCAAACAGCACCGGATTAAAGAGTTGCAGAGAGGAGCAAAATCATGACGATTAAACAGGCGATTGAACGGCTGAGTTTTATGATTCAGCAGCATATTTGCTACGAAGAAGTTGTACTGGAAGATGACAACGAGGACGCACAGGAAGAACTGCACGACGTGGAGGTTGAGTTGGAAGCGCTGCGCATGGCGAAACGGGCGCTGAACAGGAATATACCCATCCACGCAGGACACTGGAAAATCAACAAGGATTGTGTGTCGGAGTGCAGCGCATGTGGATATATGCCGATGTTTGACAGTGCGCAGGACGATTTTTACTACTCGCCGTACTGCCCAAATTGCGGCGCGGCGATGACACAGGAGAGAGTTAAAAATGAGACTGATTGATGCAAACGCGTTAATCCGAGAAGCCAAGCGCCGAAGCGAGGTATACAAAACGCGGGGACTTAGCAAAGCGATAGCGGACATGGTGCAAGACATGACTATATACGCGCCGCATCCGTATGAGATGCGCTGGATTCCGTGCAGCGAACGGATGCCGAGCGACGAAAACAAGGTGTTGTGCTGCACACAGACAAAAGCCAGAACAAAAAACGTTGTGCTGGGCTATTACGCGGACGGAAAATGGCGTTGCGGCATGAACAGCAACGTGGTTGCATGGATGCCGCTGCCGGAAGTGCACAGCGGGAGTGAGCAAGAATGAAAAAAGGCATCAACGCATGGGCAGGCTATGACCGGCAGGGCAACTGGACGTTGTGCGTCGGAAAGAAGCGCGGAAAGTTGTCGCTGGACGAAATCAAGCAGGCGGCGCAGGAATATGAGCTGGACATCTATGCTTTATTTTTAGACTGCATGGGCAATGATTTGCCAGAATCCGACAATTTTTACATACAGAACAACGATGGCACGATGACGGAATACAGCGATTTTGTGGAGCTGTATCCGGCAGGAAACCTCGAAAAGATGAAAGGAAAGTTGATATGAAAACAAGGGCAAAGGATTATTTGACACGGCAAGAATTGCTGCGGGAGCTGGCGGGAGCAGGCGAAGAACTTGCGGAAACTGCGAGATTCGAGTGCTACACGCTGGAAGATGATAGTGCGGCGGCGAAACTGCACAATCAGACGCACGAAAACTTGCTGGAAGACATTGCAGATCTGTACTGCTGCCTGGGCGAACTGCTCAGCTTGGAAGACTGGGAGAGGGTTGCGCGTATCCGAGCAGAAAAAGAAAAACGCTGGATGCAGCGGTTAGAGGAAAAGGAGAGCAAGTGATGCGCACAGACAACAGACTGACCGGCTGGGAAGCTGTCGCGTGCTACTACGGAGAATACACGCAGATGATCCGCGCCTGCGAAGTGCTTGCAAGTCTTGCGGAAACCGCATCCGGCAAAGCATTTGACTGCGACATGGTAAACGATTGCGCAGAAGTGCTTGCGATGGCGCAGCAGATGGAATACCTGCTGCGTGGCAAAGACATGATTTTCGCCAGCCGCGCAGGGAAGGCAGAGCATTTATTGCCGGCTTGCTGCAGGGCGATTGTTGTCCTTGCAAAAGCAGCAAATCATCCGGAGCGCAATTGCCGCGAAACAATCTTGCACAGCTTTGCACACGTTGTATCCTGCATCCGCGACTGGGAGCAGAAACACGGCAAGGAAACCGACATCCGCC